TATGAGGCATTACACAAACCTCATCATCTTCGTCTATCATTTTTGTATGGTCAGTATAAAGAGTGCCATTGATAGCGACAACAGCCTGATCCCATTTACCACAGGGATACTCTATTTCTAATCTAATAAATAAACTTCTAATATTAGATGGGTCGTACATCAACATCACTTCTTTCTTGCCGGCAATCTGAGCCCATTCACCCATCAATTTTATTTTCATCTATTAACCAATTCTATATGGTCATATTCTTTTAACATAGAAATATATTCTTTATGTGACCATTGTTTAATAGAACCATCATATCTATAACTTAAATCTCCTAATAAATATTTCTCATCCTTTAAAACATCTGGCTTTACTAATCCCATAGCATACGCCACTAAATTAAAATTCTCTGCACTAAACATATTATATTGACCATCAAAATCTAAACTATCTAATAACCTTGTATTATATACTTCTAACAATTCTGATAAGGAATCTGGAAATGGAATTCCAGTATAATGTAGGGCTATAAAATCTCTTATATTATAAATCATTTTATCTACATTTTTATTATAATCTGAAATAGTTTTATCATCATAATGTGGCAATCTATGCATTAACATAAACGCCTGCTGTATAGTAGACCCTATAGAACTAGCTTCTAAAGGTTCTAAAAAACTAGCACTTAATCCAATAGCTATACAATTATTCTTCCAACATTTTGATACTTTACCTGTATCGAATTTTATATGTTTAGCTATATTTATTGTATGTCCTAATCTTTCTTCTATTTCTTTTACAGCATCATCAATTTCTAAATCTCGATATACATATCCATTACCACATCTGTCCTGCACAGGTATTTTCCATATCCAACCATTATTTGTTCTTTCGGATAAAGTCCATAAATTATATTCATCTTCTTCTGGAGTTTGAAATGCTATAGCTTCATTCATTATCAAATATTTACTAAATGATTCCCAACCTGAACCTAATTTTCCTATTAATAATCTTTTAAACCCAGTACAATCTATATACAAATCTCCATAATAATCTTTCTTACCTTTTAAATATTTAATGCCGTGTGTATAATTAGTTGTTTTATCACAGCCTGATAGTACTGAAATTTTATCATCAATTATTTCTATGCCTAAAGATAATGCTTCTTCTCTTAAAAAATCATTTAATTTAAAAGTATTGAAATGATATTGTCGCAATCCCGAACAAGGTAATGGTTGTTGATTTACATCTACTAAATTTTCTATTTTATTTTCCCATAAACTTGGAAAAGTCAACTCTTTAGGGTGTAACCTATTAGCCATAATATGCTCATAATAAGGCATATTCAATCCAACTGTATAAGCCTTATCTTCTAATATTGAATGTAAATAGTCGTTGCTAGTCCAATTCTTAAACATAATGCCAGCTTTAATTGTAGCACCTGTTTTCCTTATTATATCTTCAATAGACCAACCCATGAATTGACGAAAGGTATCAAAATGTTCTGTCGAACCTTCACCTACCCCTATAATACCAACATCACTTGGAACTATCATAGTTATATCAACATTTAATCTTTTCTTTAAGATTAGTGCTGTTATAAACCCAGCAGTACCGCCACCCGCTACTACTATTTTCATAAATAATTTACATTCAAATTAAATCTAGCTTTCTGATCCGTGCAATTTGTACTTCTATGTTGCTTTCCAGGATCAAAAAACATAGCTCTATTCTCTATAGATTCTATTTTTGTTCCATCATGAAGTTCTGTATAACCATCATTAGTATTAAAATATAAAAGTATACCTTTATGAGAAAAATCATAATCAGCGTGCCATTCATGCACTTGTAATGTTTCTGTTCTAAGATATAAATTAGCCTTCATTCTTAATAAAGTATGAAACTCATCATCATACTCTTTTATTTTAGTTACTACAGGATTAAAAGTATCAAAAAGTTGACTCCACATTCCCCTATCAGTCTCACAATCAATAGAAGCATCATCCTTATATAAAAAATGTGCTAGATAACTATTTAAAGAATCTTTTTCATGTTCGTGAGAAATTTCAGCTTTATAAAACCAAGGAATCTTTTGAGAAAAGATTAATTCCTTTAGCTCTAAAAACTCATCTGTAGGTAAAAATCCATCTATAATCTTTACTGAATTTTCCATAATATATACTTGACAGCACTCCTGACAACTGTTATAATGGTTGGTGTTGCTTTTGGTTAATGTAATTTAGTTTTATCAGGCATCTGAAAGGGAAGAACATTAGAAGTATTACCATCATCATCACTAGCAAAATGCTCTGCTAGTTTTTTAATTTGTGCATATCTTTCAGCTACTTCATCTTCAGATTTAGGTTGGGTTTCTTCAGCTTCAACCATCTTTTTACAAATATTTTTATAGAAGTAGGTCACTTCAGGAGCTAGATTTCCTATAGACTGTACTTTTCCTTTAGGAATTATAAAATTTACATCATTTGTAAAATTCATCCATCTAGATAGTCCAGTTTGATTTACAACTTCACCAAACTGCTCATTAAATTGAGGTTCTTCCCTAATTGCCATAGGACGCTCTACAACAAAAGCATCAGCAAATTCTTTTAGAATTTTACAGATAATATCATCACCAGAGTCCATTTTTAAAACCTTATAAGGGTTCGAGCTTGTTTCTGTTATATTATCCATAATAGTATTTATCTTTTTAAAGTTATGGGGATGATATCATAATCAAACCCCTGTTCGTTATATATGTTTATTCTTTCACCAAAATGCTTTAGCGTATAATTCTCTTTACCATTATAACTCAAATCATCAGAAATGTCAAATACTTTTAATTCTGTTTTATCATCAGCTGTCCGTAAACCTCGGCCAATAGATTGTAAAACTTTTATTTGTGATTTATATGGACTTGCAAAAATAATATTATGTAATCGCTTTATATTAACACCTAAAGAAAATGTTCCATAGCTAGCTACAATTATAGCATCATTTTCCTTTTCTACTAATTCTCTAACTTCTTCTCTATCTTCTGTAGGCGTAGCCCCATAAATGAGATGTATAGCTCTATCTTCACATCTTTCTACTATTAACGAACATAACGGTACTAATTGTTTTTTAATGTATTGTGCAAGTACAAGAGTATTACCTTCCAATGAAACAGCTAATTTTGAAATATATAAATTTCTTTGTTTATAGGTTGATATATATTCCATCTCTTGTTGATAGTCCATACGAATTCTATTTTCTTTAGGGTGTTTTAAAACTAAACAATTAATATGCAAATTGGCTAAATGTTTTTCTTCTATTAGTTTTGAAGTTGTAGTAATCTGCTCATGTATTCCAAATAACCCCTCTAAAACTAACCTATGAATTTCAGTGCCATCTAAAGTGCCTGTAGTGCCTATACGATATTTACAATCATGGAGTTTAGTCATTATACCTGTAAGAGATTTAGCTTTTGCCAAATGACATTCATCTACAAAGACAGCACCAAACTGACTAAAATAAGATTTAGGCATTTTGTAAATAGATTGCCATGTAGAAATTACAACTTCCTTTTCTGTCTGTTTATTTAATCCTGCATAAAGTCTATGACAATGCTTTTCGGGAAACCAACCGTAATCTGCAAAGTCTGTATACATCTGCTCTACTAAAGATGTTGTTGGTACTATAATTAAAATCTTTTTATCATCAAACTTATCGACATAGTACCGACTTAAAGCATAGATTATGAAAGACTTGCCAGAGCCTGTGGGAGACAAAATAAGGCCCCGGTCTGAATTGATAATATATTGAATTGCATCTATTTGATAAGCTCTTACCTTTATACCTTTTGATATTCTATTTACAAATCGCTTTATTTGGCTTGTAGGAACATTATGGTCCACATTAGGCCAACCATAAAATTTATTTTCGACTACTTCAACATTGTATCCTTGTTTTTCACAAAACTTTTTGACATACGAAAATAATCCCACATATATTTTACCAGTAGCAGGAGTGAAAAGGTATATATAACCGGACCACATACGATTTCGTACCGACGGCATAAACCTTGCATTTGGGACTTCAAATTTGAAAAACTCTGAAAGCTCTTTGGCAATAGATGCTTCACATTTGATCCTTAAATATACTTCGTTAAATTTTTCAATTCTTACTTCCATGGGGTCCCACAAAACCATCCCACTAGAGCTTTTCTAACTCCCTTAGTTATAGGAGTGACTCTATGATAAACTGTAGGATGAAAAAAAACTAATGTACCAGCTTCTTCTCTAAAGGTTTGAACTTTACTTTTAAATTCCGGACCACCCAATTCTAATTGTAATTCTCCACCTTCATATTCGTCAGGTTCATTTAACCACATTGTAAATGTAAACTTTCTAATTCTACCTTCCTTATCTGGGACTACATTATCTATATGCCAATCATAATAATGACCAATATCATAAACTGTATATTGTAACGCTTCTATAGCATCAATATTATATTGGGTCTGTTGTTGAATAGGACCATACAATCTTGCTATTTGATTTATGATTTCTTCTTTAGTTATCCAACTTATATTACAATCTCTAGGATTTAATAATTCTGCATCTTGACCATCAACATCTACACCATCCTTTACTATTTTAGCGTGTTCTAAACCTAAAGATTCGCCTTCTTTTATTATATCTGCTACAAAATCACTAGAATCGTAATTAGGTTCAATTTTAAACCAATCAGCAGATTTCCCCATTGTTTCTTTTCCTACTATTTTATTCTCCATGTAAAAATTTCTTCCATTCTATAGTGTTACGAATATTCCAATTACGATTATTAATTTCTTTTAATATTCGCTCAGTATATTCTACCATCTGTTTAATATATTCTTCTTTCTGTCCTATTTCTTGATATTCAGAATCAGCGTCAATGTAGATACCTACATCAACTTTAAGAATTTTTAAATCAAAAGGATTTTCTAGATATACTTCTGGAGCAGCCTTACCAGTATAATATTCCCACTTAATTCGGTATAGAGATTTTTTTTCATCTCGAACCTTTTTTAACTGTAAGCTAAATTGTGTATAAAACTTTAAATACTTATTGTGGAGTTGGGGGGTTCTGATACTTTCAAGATCCAATTCAGTATCATCTATTTTTAAATCATCATCTACCATTAACTGCAATTCATCAAATCTCATAATATTCCTCAAAAATATGAAAGGAAGTATAGCAAGAACTATACACCCGGGCAATTTCTTCTAAATATACTTCCACATTTTAATTTGTAAGAAGATAATATCTGTAACCTTCATTCGGGTTGTCTTAACTATACTCCTTTCTAAATTATTTATAAAGGTGCAAAATCATAATAGCTATAAGCAAACGAAACATCAGCTGTCAAAAATGTAGAATCAGTCTCTTGAGTAGAATAAGTTAATCCACTCAATGATATCGGAAATGCATCATATAGGTTTATAGTTACTACAGGATTATTTTTACTTGATAAAATAATAATCTGCATATCACTATATAGGTCTCGTTCTCCTATCTTTGCTATACCATCTATTGATTCTTTAGCGCTAAATTGTGCATGATTTGCTGGAAATCCTATATTAACCATCCATTCATATGCTTCTTGATAATTTTTTAATTCTTCATCTACCAACATTGTGAAATCTAAATTTGCAAAGGTCATCTTATCACCTGCAACTGGGGCCATTACCATAGGAGTTTCTCGTTCTGCTACTCCCAAAGTAATACTTGGTATTGTTACAGTTGTACAAAACCATTCCATTAAAGGAAAGTTTGTGAATCCTACTTTAAACTGACTAGCTGCTGTATAGTCCTGAATATTTGGTTGTCGTGCTAATGCGTCTATTGTTGCCATGCTAATATTTATAATACCCCAAACAAAAAAAGACCCCGGTAAACCGGGGTCTCTAAATTAGTCTTTATAATTGTTATAAGTTGACTATTTTACATAAGGTTACTAACCTGTACTCTGCGGTAATAAGAGTTTTCGTTACCAGATGCAGGTGAGGACAGATCAATTGCGCCGGCGCCATTCGATGTTGCGAACGGGTTGGCTACCATGCCATATCGTGTCTTAAAACCGATTTTTGGCTGGAATGTCTGTTCACCGACGGCACGAACCATCTGCAAAGGTACATATGGGCAGTAGAAAATACCTGCATCATAAGGTGAAGAACCCTTATAACCAACACAGTAAAACTTTGAAGCGTGTGTGTTGTTTGAATAAGGATCAACATATACCTTAAAGCGACCGTTAAGGGTACCAGCAAAAGTATTGCCTGTATCATCAACAGATAGGTTATCAGATAGATTTGAACCGTAGTCTAAAAGACCTGCCATCGTTAGAGCGGAAGCGACATCAGCAGCACATAGCACGATGTTGCCCTTTCCACGACGAGTATCTTGACCGATTCTATTAGCATCACGCTCGATCTGGAACATTAGACCTTTGAATTTCTCAACTGACCAGCGACCGTTAGAGTCTGTATCAAGATCGAAAATACCAGCAGTTGTGGTGTTTACTTCGGCACCAGACTTGGCTGTTACATAAATTGTACGAATAACCTCACGGTTAATTTCAGCAAGGATTTCTGTACTTAAAATGTTTGCAAGTTCTGTTTCAGCATCTAGACCGTGAACGGCTTTAAGATCCTGAGCAAGTTCCATTGTGTATTCAGCTTTGAGCGCACGGGACTTTGCAGTCACAGTCACTTTATCAATACTGAATGCCATCTCAGCAAACGAGTTAGCAGTTGCATCACCCAAGGCTTCTGCCTGAGCTGTAGACATACCACCAACTGTTGTATAACCAGATTCACTGTTAAGGACATCTTCAGATGCATGGTCAATATTCTGCATATCGCCTGCGGCATCTTCAGCTGCAAAGTCAGTATCGGCGCCAGACATAAAAGCTTCTGTGCCACCCTGGTTAGTATAGCGGGATTTCATCGCAAAAATAAGACCTGTGGGTCCAGACATTGGCTGAACTCCGCAAACATCATATGCGATTAGGTTGGGCATTGCACGGCGGATCAGAGAAATTAGGATCGGATCCCAATTTTGCACTTCACTGCCAGTGTCATTTGTCGGGGCGGCCTCTGCGAGGAAATTTCTATCCTCAGACATTGAGCGCTCCTGGTTTTCTAAAATTACAGTTGTGACTGCACGCTTATAAGCATCCTGAATCTCTGGGAGATCAGGATGTTGTAATACTGGCTGCCATTTTTCCTGTAGGTGTTCTGTGTTGAACATTTTGGAATATCTCCTTCTTCTTTATAAGTTATTTATAATATTAATTATTTCTGCGCTCTTTTCTTACCTTTAGAGATTGCAGACATATAAGCAGCCATGCTATCACTTATATCACCATTTTCATCATAAATCGGTGCTGCCTCAGCTTCATCTTCCTTTACAGTTCGTGGAAAATAACTTTCCTTAATTGTATGAAGTTTCTTTTTAAAATCATCTGAATCCTCATACTCTACACTTTCTGCAAGTCCAACAAATTTCTCCACTTCTGTATCGGCTAAATCAGAAGCTACATCCACAAGAATTTCACTTTTCTCTAACTCACCAACCTTTTGCGACAGTTCAATATTCTTTTCAATCTGCTCGTTCAACTTGGCTTCCATTTCGTCGGCCTGTTTTGCAGCAGCATCAAGAATATCATACTTCTCATCAGGTACAGTAATGTTATGTTCCTCAAAGAGACCTTTGAGTCCTGTGATAAAATTCTCTGTGATTTCAGTCTTGAGCTTATGTTCGATAGCGACTTCGTTCTGTTTCATCCACTCTTCCACAACATACCCAAGATAGGCGTCAACCTTCTCTGTTTGTTCTCCTGTAGATTTTGCGAGTTCTTCAGTCATTTTCTCTGCATATTCTTCTTCGATTTTTTCAATTTCTTCTCGGACTTTAGTCTTTACAGCGGCTTCAAAAATTGTTGCGGCTTTATCTTTGAATTCCTCTGAAAGATCATCTTCACCCTGTATAAGGGCTTCGACATCTTCCTTGACAGAAATCTGTTTAATCTTTTCTTCGATTTCCGCTTTTGCGGCTTCTAGTTGCTTAAGTTCTTTAGACTCTATAGATTCTTCTACTTCTTCCTCATCGTCCACATCTTCAGGATCGCCATTGACAATCTTTTTGAGTTTTTCATGGACTCCCTTGAGGTCTGTAGCTTTCATCTTACCAAGTCCTTCAACCATTTTACCTAGATCCTCTAGCATCTTCGCTTTAGTCATTCTAGCTTCCTCTAGTTGTTCTCCTTCGTGATCTACTTCATCACCAGCAGCCAACTTCTCTGGCTTATCACCAGCAGGAGCTGAATTAGTAGGTTTGGCTTTCTTTGCTTTATCGGCTGCCTTACCAGCACCAGAATCTTTATCTTCTGGAGAAGTTACTGCTTTGCCTAAATCTTCTGAATCATCAGATAGTTCGGATTTCTCACCACCACCTGTCTTTAAGGGTTTAGCTTTAGCTGTAGGTGATTTCATCTTAACTACACCACCAACCTCTTCGGCTTCATCCAATTCATTAATTTCTACTTCCACTGCAGCAATTTCCTCTTCTGTAAGTTCAGCGTCTAGAAGCTCTTCCAATTCCTGGTTTAAATCTTTACTTTCTGACATTGGGATTGACTCCTATATTCGTTTTTATTATTTATAAGTTTTATAATTTAGATAAGAAGTCTGCCCAAATTTGAGCTTGCTTTTCACCTATGGCCTTAGATTTTTGTTCTAACGCCTTCTTATATTTTGCAATTTCTACTTCTTTAACGATACCATTGTCCCATACCCACTCTTTTCCTTCCATAATACCTTCAACAAATGCATTAGGAGCAGATGGATCTGCTACGATATCCGCGGCAGTTGCAAGATAAAAATCTTTTCTTACAACCTGTGCGCCGTTCTTAGGTTCTAATGAACCCATACCTCTTGAGGAGACACCGAGCATAGCGCCTTCATCTATGAGATTCTTTACAATTTTTCCGTATGGAGTATCCATAATCTTTGCCTCACCGACAAAATTCTTACCATCGGGGTAAAGGTCTGTTATCATGTGCGATACTCTTTCAAGATTAACTGTAGGACCATCTGGATGTCCTAACTCTCCAAATGCTCTCTTTTTCTGAATGAAATTTTTATTATATCTACCAACTTCCTTTTCAAGAATGTCCATAGGGTATACTCTTCCATTGCGATTCTTTATATCAGCTTGAAGAAAAGTTCCACGAATTTTATAATTCTTCCCGCCTTTCTCATTTGCTTCTGTAATATACTCAATTTCTTCGATATGCTCAGATATGAGTTTCATTTTATTCGTCCTCGTCTTTAGGCTCCTGTACAGGTTCTTCCGGATTAACAAATACTGCTGCAGCTAGCTCACCTTTTTTAATCTCTAATGCAGCA